ATGGCAAAAGCAGCATGGTGCACGGTAGCACCAATGACGGGAAAAGAAAATGCGCCAATCAATATTACATTACCCGTATATACGGGACGTCTAGCACGTAATACATCCGTTACAGTAACAAATAAAAACGGTACCAAGCCTACAAAGATTATCACCTCCAATCAAGCATCGGCAGGTAATATTTTAACGCTTGATGCGACTAAACCGGATGTTCCTAAAACAGGAGGTACTGTTACAATTAATGGAACGTCAAATAGTTCAAAACTTAAATTTGAGCTATGGGGAGTATTTGTAGGCATAGATATGTTAATACCAAATGACGTTTGTAATATTACAGTAAAAGCCAATAATACTGCCATAACTTATGACACGATAATAGCAGGCGACCCCGGTGCATCCGCAAAGTATAATTTTGTAGCAACATTGGTGTTTAAAGGTTCGCCTTTTCCTACTGATATTCCTTGCAGTTTTAAAGTAATAGATGATGCAGAAAACGAAAAACAATGTACACTCAAAATGCTAGCTGGTGCATCTACGCTTAGTGTTGATAAAACAAGTCTGAACTTTACCGCTGCTGGAGGTACTCAAACAGTGAACATTACGTCAAACGACGAATGGAGTGTGTCTTAATTGAAAATAAGAAGGATAGAGGATATTTCCCTCTATCCTTTTGTTATGCTAAGAAATTTCCCATTCGTCATTGGATGTGATATTTACCGTTTGCGTGCCGCCTGATGCTGTAAAGTTCAGACTTGTTTTATCAACGCTGATCGTTGATGCACCCGCTTTCCACGTCATAACACAGCTTTTTTGTCCCGCCTCACCCCCGTCGCCTCTAAATAAAATCCTAAGAACCACATCTACCGGAAATGGAGAAGCGGGAATAGTGAGTGTACTAACTAAATTATACGCTCCATTTTTGCCCGGATCACCCGTGATAGCGGTATCCTTCACGATAGCAGTGTTGTTGACCTTTACTACAGCGGAAAGTCCCGGAATATCCAGAGCAATATAACCATTATCGGTTGCACCAGCAGGTTTTATTTCTATAAACCAATTTAATTTGGAACTATTAGATGTTCCGTTTACAGTGACGCTTCCTCCTACTGTTGCCACGTCCGGTTTAGTAGCATCAAGAGTTAGAATATTTCCTGCTGCCGCTTGATTTACTGTGATAGCTTTAGAAGGCTTCGTTCCATTTTTGTTTGTTGCTGTAGCGATTGTATTACGCGCTAGACGTCCCGTATATGCGGGTAATGTAACATTAATCGGTGCATTCTCTTTCCCTGACATAGGACTCACTGCGCACCATGCTGATTTTGCCATATTATTTATGTTTTAAATACTTATTATCTACTATATATTATAATTCCCCTTTAGCCATTTTTTGGCTTATTGTTCTAAGTTCTTTTAGAACTAATGTTGTGTTGTTATGTTCTTGTCATCATGTCACCTCCCATTCTTTACAAGTTGTTTTTACTCCAATTTTGACCGTACCACCTTCGGCGGGAAAATCAATACTTTCTATATAGGTAAAACCCATAAATTCGTCTAGTTTCCTACTCAGTGCCTCTACCTTTTCAGCCAATTCGTCTACCTTCTTTTCCAGTCCTTTCTCTCCAGTAACCGTCTTTGACAATTCATCTAATTCAGTAACGATATCAACCAATACCGAACCCACTCGTTCAGCGGTATTCGCACGCTTTTTTGTCTCATCACGAACCCCTTCCGCCCTGCTTCTTAATGCATCACTCATATTCTCACCTATTAATTGGGCATTCAGTTAAATTCTCACGATATGCACCATCTAAATTGATAGTCACCCCTGTCTCCACACTCTCCACATACGTTTTAAAAGCTGCCAGTCTACTTTGATAATCCACAATGGGCATTTCTGCCAACTGTATATTTGTCATTGCTACATGGTTTCCGAAAGAATCGCCTAAACGATAAGTACGAGGATATCCCTCCAAGCTACCACCCGCGATTGTCTTATCAATCATGAGTTCGGTCGCGCGCTGCATACCTGTGTATATTACTGCCATCGTGTTGTGTATATATAATAATCGTCTCTATAAACGTCCTGCCGTACCTCAATTTCAAGAGGATTGCTTGAGCCGTTCCAACTTTTTGAAAGTTCGTTTTTCTCTCCTTTCTGTATCTGAAAGTCAGCACTGCATACTACTTCAATTCCCCCGTTTCCATTATCCCGGTAAATGGCATAGGTTACGCGTATGTCACTTGTAGGAGGATAATCCAGTTTCACATATATGCGGCTATTGTTTATTCTTGCCGATATATAGTTTACTTCTCTAGTCTTAACTTCGCAAACATACCCCTGCCACTGAATAAGCAGCGTTTGTCTTTCGCAAACGAAACCGCTCCACTGTTGTGAATACTCCACCTCCGCATTTTCATACATATATGATTTCCCAGCCAATTTATACCTGTCCAGCAATGCGAATAATTGCCTTTCCTTGTCTACATCGGTAAATGACGTATGAATAATGAAATCAACAGGTTTTCCGTTACCTTCCGAAATAATGAGATCAATATCCAGCGTATCCTTCACTATCTTTTGCAGCATGCACACCTGGGGACTTCCTCCCGCCTTTATATCCATCCGTTTCTTCCATATCCTGAATTCATTATATATTTGAACTACAGGCAAAGTAACAGCCAGACAAACAGCCTTCATCAACTCCGTTCTTAAACGTACCGGAAGCCTCTCAATAATAAACTTATCCCACTGAACTTCCATACATTCAATCAATAGAGTAAACCACATCATTCTCATTTCTCACATAGACAAATGCTCCGGAATCCGCATCTATCCGCCTTCGGTTCTCTTTTGTTCCTTTCCATGTTGTCCCATCCAAGGTCACATCTTTAATACCTTCGGTCGCCTGGATTATATCCACCAATTTTGAAGCGTAAAACGTACCTCCGTATTCTAAGGAATTCAGATATGCCTCGACCGCTTGCTCTACAGGCTTCCCGCCCCCTTCCAGCCTTGTGCCTGTACTGTCCAACACCAGCGGATCATAATATACTCGAAGATGCACGCGTAAAGCATCAGGCGTTTCACTGACGAAAAGATAATGTGTACCAGCCGCACCGATCTCACGCATATAACTTTCAAACGATTCACGCAGATCGCCTGTCAGCGGCTGTTTGTTCACATCACTGAAATAGACTTTCAACTTAGTTACCCCATCATCCGTAACCTGTCTTACAGCCACATTCTTTACGACCTGTTTACTTTCGTCCTTTACCGGATATCCAAAAGAATATGTTTTGTCATTAAATACCAGAGAATCCCCTTTTTGAAATTCCAGTGCTTTACGGTAATACCATGACAGGGAAGTCACATAACTTTCATCCACTTTCTTCTCTACATCGAAGCGGAATACACCCCATAATTGCTCCATTAACCAAACACCAGATGCAAAGACGTAAATCAGCCTGGCTTCAATACTTACTTTTGAAAATTGTCCGTCGAATGGTAATCCGGGCTGAAGATCATATATCTCCCGAATCACTTCATCAGCAACAAACGCCTCTTTTATCTCCTGGCTAATCTCATTAATTGTCCGGGCCATATTATAAAAATGTTAAGTCAAAACTATCATCAAACACTCCTGAATCATCCACAACCGCTGTAGCAGGAAAGATACCTTTTACAGCATAGTGATGCACTATCCCTTTGTCAATAACCCCATCAGGCGAATAGGAAAGTATCTGTCCCGGTTCCAGTTCATCCGTTACACCAAGCCCGTTTTCCTGTGCCAGCATAAACACTCCCTGAGCATTGCCATACACCTGTATCGCAATATCCGCCAACGATTGTCCGGACAGTACCTTGATTTTCATTTCTCGTTCTTTTTCACCTTATACAGAAACCATATACCAACGCCCAGAATCACTATCCATAGCACCCAGCCGGAAGTATAGAAAAACTCATTCCCCAAACGCTTTTTTTCCTTTACCGTCTCCGTTTTGATTATCTTTTCCCTATAAGTGGTATCTGTTTGGAAAACGAGCAATGTATCACGCTTTTCCACCTCTATGAACACAAATCTCATATGCCCTGGGATACTGTCTTTATTTTCGATAGAATGATATAGCTTCCCATTCATAATAGCCGCGTCGCTCAACGCATACGACGTTTCAAGATGTGAAATACTATCAGCCACATTACTGCTCTTTTCGATCAGCCCTTTCATCGTTATCAGGCTATCCCGATATATCTCCGTCCGTTTTTCGTATTTAGCAGCCAGCTCGCGCCATTCACTCACCAACTTTGAATAATCCGTTTGTTCCGTACTTACTTTTTTGATCGAGCAGGAGAATAGCGAAACCGCCATCAATAACACCAGTATTTTTTTCATCATGGCTTAACAATTACAGCAGGCAACCAGGCGAAAAATTCACTCTTTACATCGAAGCATGGGCACTCCTTCAGCCACTCACATTTTTCAACTACACCATTGCCGTTTTTGTCAGGTGAAGTATCCCGATGCCCCAACACATCCATAATTTGATATCGTTTACAAATATCCTGTACCAGCATTTTCATCGAAGCTTTCTGAGCTTCCGTCCGTGTATCCTTCGCTTTACCGTTTTTGTCCAATCCGCCCTCATAACATATCCCTATCGAACAACGGTTATAACTAAACTTCTCACCCGGAACAAGGCAATTATCATGCGCTCCTGTTTCGTTTTCTGCCCTCATGGGAACCACCCTGCCATCTTTCCGGATATAATAGTGGTATCCCCATTTTCCGAACCCCCGCGCCAGATGCGCCTCGTTAATCTGTTTCTCAGTAAAATCTTTGTCCTCCCGTGTTGCAGAACAATGAATCACAATGTAAATAGGTTTATTCATCCTTTTTTTCCTCCTTGTCTTTAAGTTTCTTTTCAATATCGTTTAAACCGCGTTTAAACGCTGTATTACGCACATAATCAAATCCGAACAGCGAACCCGCAAAAGTTGAAATCTCACCATAAGCAATAAGTACTGTATTATCTATCTCACCTGTGGGCTTCACCCAAAAACCACAGAAGAGCAACACCACCCCACAAATGCAAAGAAACACCGCTACCCATAACTGTACATTTTTTCTCATCTCGCTCTATTAACTTCATTCCACATCAATCACCAGTTCTCCCGTGTCGCTCACCTTTACATCTGCCTTATACCCGTCCAATTCCAGCTGTGTCAATATATCGGCCCTCATTTCCGCTATCCGCCCGACACTTTTCAAATATTTCTCACCACACCCCAATACCGGATAATCCTTAAAATCTCCCTGATTGCTTTCCACTATCAATCCCACATGGTCATAATCACTTTCTCCCACCACCAACCCTTGAGTAATCAGGCCGGAAGAATCCCGTACCACTTTCACATTCAAATCTCCGCCGGCCCCCAGCAAAATACCCCGTCTCATACCCTAATGCTTTACCTTTTCATTTTCATAATCCGCTTTATCCAGTTTTGCCGCTTTCTGTTCCACTGCGGGAACCGTTACCGGAGTCACTGTAGATTGTGCCGCCGCGCTTCCCTGTGTGTTTATTCCACCGGATGGAATCGTATGTGTATGCCCGTTGAACGCATCTACCAGCCTGTTCACCTGTTCTGTCAACTTAGTTATATCAATCAATCCCCCCAACTTGCCGCCATTCATCACCACACCGCCAGCAGACACATCAACCGAAATTTCACCTGTCTGAATAACCACTTTCTCAATCTTCGAAGTAGCCACTACCATCGCTTCCGTAGCTTCACCAAGAGACATTACCATTACCAAACTCCCCACAGCAGGAACCACTGTAAACTTATCCGTTATCCCTTCATCAATCACAGCATTCAGCCTCACATCATACAGGTCAGGACTTCCGTCACGTTCCACATCGCACGAACCTTCCGCCAGATTCACTTCCTTCACCTTGCCAACACTCAGCCGGGCGTCCGCTACGTAACCTTTCATTGATCGCATCAACGCCTGAACCATTTCCCCAAAAGCCTGTTCTGCTGTCATACCCTGTAACTTAACCTGTTAATCCTTTCATAATAAGCATTCCCATATCTCACCGTAACACTTTCTATCAAATACTGCCCCTCGCGTTCCGGTTCTCGCGGAGAGACAATTTTCAATGTATCTCCCGCATTTGTCAATGGGACCCCAAATCCCGTCACGCTTCCCTCAAATCCGTCAAAACAAACCCGTTTGTATTCAGCCAGTGCCAGTTCCCGTAACTCCTTTGCCGTTTTATTTGTAAAACTCATTGTTTTAACGGTCACGGCATGTTCTTTATTGCCCACCGTCTCCGTTATCTTCTTGCCATCGCGGTTATAACCCACCGCCCTAATCCGTATCTTCTTATCCTCCTTCCGCTTATATTTCAGCGAACTTTTCTTCACATTCCTTGAAAAATTATACACATGTACCTGCTTTGCTTCCACTATCTCATACTTAAATTTGCATACCAGCTTCTTTCCCCTGATAGCCGAATAAAAGCCGTACCGTTCCTTTAATGCCCGAAGCACTGTCAGCGTGCTTTGATTGTCTATCTGGAACTTACCCAGCTCCGCGTCATGGCAGTCTATTTCATATCCTGGAGCAATATATTCCAGCACTTCCTTCAGTTTTACGGTTTTCCACGACTTTACAAACGAATTCGACCGCATGAGAAACGTTTCATCATCCAGGTGTAATTTCATCGGGAATCCACTTTCAATCTCACGTATATACCCTTCAAACTCAATCTTTAAATCCCCATTATACCCCAGTTCCAGCCGTACCTTGTCACCTGTTGAAATATAAGATGTCAACTCATCCTTCCCGTCTCCATACCGCTTGGGAATCACCACTGTAGCCTTATCTCCGAGTACCTCCACCGTCTTGCTGATCTCAGCTGATGAAATACGGTCCAATACAACTTTACGCCCCGTCTGCGGCTCGATAGTCAGCCGTGAACACAGATTTAAATACAGCATATCTTTGATTAAATTAGAGAAAACAGCGCAGGCTTGATGCTTTTAGCCGTCAGCGAATACTTCACCGTGTCCGGAAATCCCTCGACAGGCTCAAATGACTGTTCCTTGAAATAGACCGACCGGATGCCCATGTCCAGCAACAGCGGACATGCCACGTCAATCACATCATTGATTTCAAAGAACCTGGCAATCTGACGAACCTTTGCTCCCGGATATCCATGTTCGTCCATATCCACCAGCAGACCATTCAGATCAATATCCCAGCTGTTTACCCCGAAATTTTCTACTATTTCCGCTTCGTCACCGCCATCCACCACCGTTACGGTGATGTTCTTTGTTCTTCTAAAGCGCATAAGAGGAGGAGGAGCAAACACATCCTTCGTTTCCGATGTCAACCCGCCGATGGCAAAATTCATCTTTTGTTTTTCATATGTCAACGTCATTTCCGCCCAATGCCAATCAGTCGGAGCATACAGGCTTGCATCAAGCGTCTTTTCTCCCCTGTTCAGGCTTTCGGCCTTCCATCGCGCCTCGTTATAATCTATGCCGGCCTTAAAAATGCTCCTATTGATCAGACCTTCAAGTTCGCCTGTCAATGTTCCCCCGACAAAACCGAAAGCGCTCTGATAGCGTGAAATCAAATCAACTGTATATCTCATACCCCTGCACAATATTATTCTTCAACCTTCACTCCTAAAAGCCCCTTTCGGGCCAGCCATTCAATCTGTCTTACCTTTTCCGCCCAAATCTCATCAGGCAGTCCTTCCGGATACGGAATATGAAAATAAAAGCTCATCAAAGCGTTGTACTTTCGCACGTAGTCAACATTTACCGTATCCAGCAGGGGCGGGCACCCCTCTATAATATCCTGATTTCGGGCTTCTGAAAAGGGAGCAGATCAGAGATGGCAAAATACACCTGATAGAAGAGGTTATCATCCGCCATTACCTTCTCGACATCCGTGAGCAAACAGTTCTTGACATATATTTCCTTGGCCTTCCCCGGATTCGTCGCTTCCCACTTCTCAGCCTCGCTGATAACCTGTCTGTTCGGACTGCGCACCAGAACCTCCAGTGCTACGCTTTTCTCATCACTGGTCATCAATGTCACTCCGGCAATCTTGCAGCCGGGAAACTCATTTTTCTTGCTCTCAATAAACTCATTTGTAATTTCCATCTTTCTAAATGTTTTAACTGTTTCCTAAACTCTGTTATACTTCACCTCCAGCACAAACAACTCGTACTGCTTACTCAATCCCATTTCTGTATTTACGGTTCGTCCCTGCCCCTGAAATTTCGCCAGGATCGTATCGTTGACTATCTGATTGAATCCGTCCGCGAACGTCACATTGATGGGAAACGGTTTGATGCTCAGCAAGTCACCGCCGCAGGCGTTTTCAATCGCTACCGCCTGATTCATCATCATAGTAATACTGCCTGTGTCATCAATCTTTCCCCGGCTCCAGCTAGTTGCCCTGTGCGCTCCAAGCGTATAGTTTTTCTGATGCTCCTGCGTCGTGGAGTAGTCGATTTCAGTTACTTCCTCCCAAAATTGTCCAAGAGCAAAAACGGTAACATCCGCACCGTCATAGGCTTTTCCATCTCTACGTATCTTCATACTCAAATTGACGTTTTAATATTCACCGTCCCGTCGATGCTTCCAATGCACCCCATTGGCACCCATCGAAAAAACACTTTCAACACCCGTTCGCCAATCATCAGGTTACTGTCACCGTCTACTTCCGTTTCTCCGCCTGACAGTTCCTGACGCGCCGCCATGTTGCTAAACACATCATTACCGATGTCCTCAAAATACTTCACTGTACCTGTCCCCATTTTCCCCGTTTTCGGGTCTACAGGGACAGTGCTTTTTACCTTTGTCAGATAAGCGGCGTACAGTTCCCTCATTACCTTGCAATTCGTCCGGCTGAGAGCAATCGTGCTTTCACTCATATTGCCGTCCTTATCCTCCACAATCCGCGCGCAAACATGATCATCATTCAGGCACACCACACCGGAGTAATATTCACCGAAAATATATCCTTTACGGTTCAATCCGTCCAGTTCGCTCTCTTTCTCCTTCACCTTCTCATGTGAGGAAAATCCCGCATTCACCCAATTTCCCCGGTTCGCATCCGTCAGCATCATCGTAGCTACCTCGCCGATATTGTACGATACAGGCTGAACAGCCATGCATCCCAACAACACACCTATGTCGGCATACTTCTGCTGGCTGCCTTTCAGCGTTTCCGCAAAATCCCAATCCTGTCCGATCATGACCGATACTTGCGGGCAATCCGTCGGTACGCCGTCCGTCTGCAAGTCACGCAAATCAAGCATCGTGGCCGCTGTTACATTGCCGAGTCCCGCACATTCAAGGGCAATGTGTACAGGTCTGTTTGTTTGTTGCGTCCAGTCTGCCAGCTTCTGGGCTGCTCTGATGGCCGGAACGATCTCGGCAGGCAACCCGTCCACGACAGCGGAAGCATCAGCGGGAACATAGGCAAATCCCAGATTGAATATCTTACCATCCGTACCCGCAATCATCCGCTGAACGCTTTTATCCGCAACCAGTTCCGCAAAGCCGGCATTCTCCACCTTCCTCACATTCAGTACGTACAACTGCGCGCCCTTTCCACCTATACGGAAATATTCCGAAATATGGTGATACAAAAGCGGATTAGCCGCCTCGCTGATGCCATAGGCTGCCATATCCGTCGCAGCCGCCAATAACGCATATTCACCTTCTGCCAGCGTCGTCTTGCCGCTGCCCACTGCTCCGAAGTATCCCGCCAGTCCCGATATCTTCTCGTAACTGCCCAGCACGCTTCTGCCGACCTTCCCTTTGCTGATATTTACCCTGTTACTCATCCTCTGTAGTATTAACCACTTCCGGTTTTTCTTTCTCGCGTTCGTAGATGCCCACTTTTTCCTTGTCGCCACCCTCACTGATACGCGCATAACTCTCGTTTGTAAAATACTCCCCTTTCGTGTTGTAGTACAACGTGTCAACGCCAAGTTCCTCACACAGACGCTGCATCTCCGCTTTCTTGTCCTTCTTTGCCATATCTTTTTTGTTATCAGGAGACGGGAATACCACTCCCGTTTCCCTTGTTTAAATACCGTTTAAACGCTCTCTTATGCTTTTACCGACACAATCGCACCCACAGCCTTCTCTTTCTTCTGAGGCAGTGCTACAAATCGCGCGGTAAAGCTCACGATGTTACGTTTGTAAATCGGGTCAGTCTCCGCCTTGCTGTAATACATCTTATTACTGCCCTTGCACTTGAACATTCTCGGAACATAGAAGAACACGGATGCCTCATAGTCGTTTGCGCCCGACACGGCTCCGAAACTTTTCCTTTTTTTCGTCGTGCTGTCAAACAACGGACAATTCGCGGCCTCATAGATTTCAAACCCGTACATCTTGGAGATAACCCCTGTAGTGTAATCATGATACTGATTCTGGAATTTTTGATCTACTTCCAGCAAGTCATTGACATGATCGCTGCACAATACCAGCCGACGGTTTTTTTTAGGCACTTTCAGTTTATCCAGTTGTCGGCGTAATTTGATGATGTCGGCGCGTACCAGCTTTTTACGTCCATCCTCGTCAGGGTCTCCCGAAGTAGTCAGAACCGGAGTTTCTGTTGTGTCTTCCGAAGGGGCAAAAGCATGAATAGCCTTATCCAGCATACCTTCACTCAGCTTATCGCCATGCCGCGTTTTGACGAGCGCCATCTTGTCATAAGCAAGCGCGTATAATTCATCGTCGGTGACCTGTGTCGGTTTCGTCTCAAACTTGCTTAATTTAATAGACACATCACCATCTTCCAGTTCCTCTATATCAAGCGGGTATGTCGTATTATCAACAAGTACCGTCGGGTCACCGGAAACATCACTCAAATGTATTACGTCATTCTCCGAGTACTGACTGAAGTCCGGTATCCCGTCAAGGAATGTCCCCTCCATCGCATGCGTGTAGTGTTCCACCACCTGACGCGTCCACACCTCAACATACACTCCTGCACGCAGTCCGTTAGGCAGACGGATAAAACTTGCAGCCACAGCTACAGCCACCATGCACACAGCTCCCACCCACATGGGGATGTCTAAACAAAGGGCAATTAAACAACCCATAATCAAACTTACTACCACGCCTACCGAAGCCGTGATAATTCTCCCTGTCATCTTTCTCATCTTCCTTAAAAAATCAACTTGTTTCTACTTAAATTATTGTTATTTGAACGCCCCCTCATAGAGTGCCTTAAACTTTTCCGGATCATCTTTGGACATCGCCTCCAGTCCGCGCGGGTCTTCCTTCTGCCATTGCTCCCATTTCCAATCCGAACGAGTACCCGCATGAGCCTGCGCGCCACCTCTTGTTACATCTACCAGCGAAGGTGCCGGCTTGATGCCTCCCAACACGGCTACAAGAGAATCGTAACCCGTTTTCTTTCCAATACCTACATACAGTTCCTTCTGTTCCGCCACAATCTTCTTGCTGTCTATTGCCATATTCACAGCGTCTGTAATCCGCTTCGCTTCCGCCTCTTTGTTGGTACGTTCCGCATCATCCGCACGCTGTTTCTCTGCCGCCAGCTTAGTTTTTATTGCGGCTTCTATCTCCTCTTCCGTGCTTTGTGCCGTTACTCCTGTCAGTCCCAAATCCTTAATCAATCCCTCTTTGTCCATTTTACTCTCGTTTTTATGATTATTACTATCTGCTTTGTCTAGACAAGCCGAAAACCGGTGATACAGCGCAGTGGGCGTTTGCGTCTTTAGTTCCTCCGCGGATTGCGTCACATCTGTAGCTATCGGAGCCACGATACCGTCTATTAATTTTGCCTCCGCCGCTTCCTGCGCTGTAAACCAGTTATCACCTACCAATAAATCCTCAATCTCCTTTTCAGTCTTTCCCGTCTTGGCAGCATACACTTTCTTAAAATTCTTCTCCATGCCTCTGAGTCCCTTGGCAGCTTTTTCCATCATCGCCGCTGTTCCAAAGCATCCGCCTTGCGGAGCATGAACCATCAGGTAGGAGTTTTCACACATATAAACCTTGCTGGCCGCCATCATTATGATAGTCCCCATAGAGCACGACACTCCGACGATTACCACATTAACCGGGATACCGCATCCCTTAATGTGATTATAGATCAGCGTTCCTTCCATCACGTCACCTCCCTGTGTATGCACCAGCACTTCCATTTCGTCAACATCTTTGCACGCTGCATCAAACCGGGTGATAAACTCTGCTGCCGAATTTTCAGAATACGGATAAATCTCACCGTACAACTTCACCTTACCAATCTTCCTTTTTCCCATCGTGTCGCTTATTTTTCAGCAAACATAATCTCCTTTTTTCACCTTCACAACTATCTGTACACCCCTTGAACTGTATGTTTTAAGGCTTGAACACTTTCTTCTTTTTCATTTTTTGTCATTGCATCTTTGTCTAAAAATAAGGTAGGTATGGCAGAGATAACAAACGAAAAAAAACGTGAGATAGCCGAGGATATGTATATCCGCCTCGGACTCACCGGGCGCGAAATCGCTGAAAATTTAAGTATTACGGAACAGACCGTCAGCCGATGGAAAAAAGGGCGTGGCGGCGAGAAGTCATGGGATGACCGGAAGACGGAGGCGCAACTCACCCCGCTCAAAATCAAAGAACTGCTTTTAAAAGAAGCGGAGAAACTGGCATTGGGACAGGAATCAAACGTAAAAGCCGACCAGCTCAGCAAAATCATGTCTGCCATCGACCAGCTTGACAAAAAGATAAATGTGCGTACCGTCATGGATGTATTCCGTGAATTCGACAACTGGATGGCGGAGCAGGAACCGGCACAGGCAATCCAGTTCACACGATGGCATAAACTATTCCTCCAGTACCGCATCACGCTTGAATCGTGATTAATCAAAGCATTATATGTCAGTAAAATACGATAAAATATTAAATGACTACGACAAGCATTGCCGGCGCATTGCACAGTCTACCAGCATCAGGATAAACGAAAGCCCGACAGACAAGGCACGCCGTATAAAAGCACTTGAAGCGGATTATATCAAATGGTTTGAGTATTATTTTCCCAACTACGCAAAGAAAAAATGCGCATGGTTTCATAGAAGGCTGGCAAAAGAGATCATAAAGAACCGGCACATCCGCGCTCTGGCTGAATGGTATCGTTCCGCCGCAAAATCCGTGCATATCGATATGGGTATTCCTCTTTTCCTTTATCTTGCAATGAACGACATGAAATACATGCTGCTCATCGGCGAGACGGAGCCGAAAGCCAGGAAGCTGCTGTCATCCCTGCAAGCGCAATTACAATACAACCAGCGTATAATAAACGATTACGGATACCGGTTTAAGTTCGGAGACTGGGCGGATGGCGATTTCACCACTACTGACGGCGTTAAGTTTACTTCTCTGGGATTCGGGCAATCTCCCCGCGGAGCACGCGAAAGCGAAAACCGCCCCGATTACATTGTAGTGGACGACGTAGACAACAAACGACACGTTAACAACGATAAACTCATGCGCGAGTCCGTCGAGTTCATCACAGAGGACGTGTGGGGCTGCTTTGATACTGACGGGGACTGTACCACCCGGTTTGTCTATGCAAACAATAACTTCCACAAGAACAGTATAACCAATCGGCTGAGACAACTTTTTCTACAGGGCATACAGAAGGCCGATCAGGATGGGGGAAAATCCAACTTTTATATTTCGCGGGTATGTGCGGTGAAGAACCTGAACAGCTTTGAACCGGAATGGCCGGAAAAAAACAGTGCGGAATATTGGCGCGCAAAGTTCAATGACACGCCATACCGTTCATTCATGCGTGAGTATATGCACGTCCATATTCAGGATGGTGCGGTGTTCAAGCACGAGGACATAATCTGGGGGCAAATGCTTCCGTTAAAAGAATATGACGGCTTATGCTTCTATGGTGACTTGTCTTACAAGGCGGCAGGAGACTACAAGGCGATGATGCTGGTGGGCAAAACAGGCCGGCAATATCATATAATTGCGGTTTATCTCCGCCGTGGCTCCCGTACCAAATGTGCGAAATGGCTCTACGACTTCTACGAAGATAAGAAACTCAGTCGCTTTAATATCTCATACTATATTGAAGGACTGTTCGCTATGGACGAATTTGTAAACGACTTCGATACTGAAGGTGACGAGCGTGGATATCACGTCCCGGTTGTAGCTGACAAGCGCGGCAAGTCCGACAAATACGACCGTATTGAGTCCACTGCCGGATTCTTCGAACGCCACAACGTCATATTCAACATTGCCGAGCAGACAAATCCTGACTTTATAACTCTTGTAGACCAGTTCCTTGCCTTCGAGCGCGGCTCACAGGCAAACGATGACGGGCCGGACGCGTGGCATGGAGCTGAATCAAAACTAAACAAGATCACATTCGTAGAGAAATTCAAACCCCGTACCAAGAGCAGGGGAGAACGTCGTGCGAAATCAAAAAACTGTTATTAAATATGGCAAATTTCATACAAGAATCAGATTACGAAGTACAGGCGCGCAGTGAGATATTGCGCCTTTTGGACAACACGGATGAACGCTCGGCTATTCTGAAAGCTGAAAAGTTCGCCATATCCCAGATACGTAAATACATCGGGGGACGCTATGACTGTAACACCCTCTTTTCGGCTGCCGGAGACAAGCGGGACGATTATATCATAATGATTACCATCGACCTGGCTATTTACCACCTATGGAGCAAGAAAGCTCCCAAGCAGACACCGGAGCATCGTAAGATACGCTATGACGACGCCTTGGCATGGCTCACCAGCGTAGGTAGCGGAGAGACACCCACCGATCTTCCGCAACTCCCCACCGACGAGTATAAAGGGGATGTACGCATATACTCACTTTACAAACCTAATAACAACAAGTACTAGCGCACTCGCTATTGCGTTTAAGCGTGTTTAAATCGAATTAAAAGCAACAAAGACGTATGAATACCAAACGAAAAAATAAAAGCGTAAAAACAGCCGCAAAACAGCCCGATATGATTGTGGCAAAAATAGTCAGTGAATTCAAGGACCGCACACGCGCGGAAATACGCAAATGGCGGCAGGCCCTGGAACTTGCCGGAGACATCAACACGCCGCGCCTGTATCTTATTCAGGATTTATATGACAACCTGAAAGATGACGGGCACTTCATATCACAGGTGGAATTGCGCAAGGCGGCGACACTGTGTTCCCCCTTCTCTATCATCGACCGCGCCACGGGGGAAGTCAATGAAGAGAAAACCAAGCTCTTCAAAACCGAATGGTTTTACAACTTTATGGAGGATGTCCTGGAGTCACCTTACTACGGCTACACCTTGCTGGAACTGTCCGACCCTGTTACAATGCAGTTCAGTCTCGTTCCGCGCCGTAATCTCGTTCCGCTCTTTTCCATGGTGTTGCCCGAAGTCAATGCGACTACCGGGATCTCTTATGCAACCGGGTACGAGAACAGTCTTATTCATGTCGGCAAGCCTTCGGATATCGGACTGATGGCAAACATCTGCGGACAGTTGATCTGGAAGCGGAATGCCCAGCAGTCATGGGCCGACTTTTCCGAGAAGTACGGACAGCCCCTTCTTACTGCTACCACCAATAAAACGTCGCAGGGAGACATTGACAAGATAGAAACCATGCTTTCCGCTCTCGGAGAAGCTGCCCAGGCCGTCCTTCCCGAAGGAACAACGATAGACATCAAACCCTTTGCCGGAAGTGACGCCTATCAGGTTTATGACAAGCAGATAGAACGTATCAACACCGAGATCGGCAAGCCTATCACCGGAGGCACGATGATCTCTGACAATGGAGCATCGCGCTCGCAATCCGAAGTCCATGAGCGCAACCTTGATGAGAAGATTGCCGCCGCCGATCAGCGCATTGTTACCTTCACCGTGAACGGTCAGCTTCTGCGTATCATGCAAGCCGTAGGATGGGATGTCAATCCCGAAACCGACGAATTCATATTCGACACAAGCGTGAAGCTGGCACTTAAAGATTACTTCGAAATAGTCACCCGCCTGTTGGACAAAGGGTATCCCATTCCGACAAAATGGATTAGCAAGACATTCAATATCCCCATAACAGGCGACCCGGTTGCACCCGTACAAACCGCACTCCCGACCGGAAACAAATCCGAAGGAAAGCCTGGAGGATTTCTTGCAAATTTTCAGTAGGGGCAACCTCCCGTGAGGTATGCCCCGGCAACATGCATGAAATTCCCCCGGTTACCTTCCTGTATCCTCCGGTTACCGGCGCAGTCGCGCAAGGTCATGAATTACCCGACTTCGCCGATGAGATCGCAGGCCTGTGCGCTAGTATATACAACCGGAAGAAGGGGGTAAACCATGACCCCGATTTGCTTTCATCTACTGCACGCACCTTGCTTGCCGGTGTGTACGAAGGCTACGGCAGCGACTTTGTTTCAGTGGATTGGGATACTCCTGATATTGAAACTCTGACCCGCCTCACGCAGAACGTATTCAGTTTTTCAGCCGCAAAAAATTATCAGCAGCTCCGCACCATCACCGAGGCCATGCGCGATGAAGAAGGTGCCCTGCGTTCTTTTCCCGACTTTAAGGAACAGGTTGCTGTTATCAATCAGAAGTTCAACGTCACATGGCTTCAAACTGAATATGATACCTGTATTGCCACCGCCACACAATCAGCGCGATGGCAGGAGTTTAAGGCGCAAAAGGATATGTTCCCGTTCCTCCGTTACCAGACAGCCGGAGATGACAGTGTCCGTGACGAACATCGTATTCTCAATGGAGTAACCAAGCGTATAGACGACCCGTTTTGGCGTACCTATTATCCGCCAAACGGTTGGAATTGTAGATGTGAAGCCATACAGGTTCCCGATGATGATACGCAGGAAAGTCCGGCTAATACTTACACCCTTCCTGTCATAGACCCGTTATTCCGTACCAACTGCGGAGAAACCGGACTGATCTTCCCTAAAGGACATCCGTATTATTCGGACATCCCCGGTGGTGAAATACGCAAGGCTATCGCCTATCTTCCGCCTGAAAACGGCTATCTTGACTTTCATATACAAGCCGGAGGCAGAAACGTACCCGTACACCAGCACGTCATGCACGGCGTGGAAGAATTGCGCGGAAACATAGAAGTGCTTGCCGACCTCGCCGCCATAAAAACCGATCTGACAGAAGCCAGCCTGTTACCGGACATCCATACCAAAGACAGTATGCTAAAGGATAAATTCTATCCCGATGGCTGGGAATTTCATGATAAGAACAAGAATGCCGATGCCGTTCTCGTATTTGGTAAAAAGCAATGGGTAGCGGATTTCAAACGGCTGGAAGGGAACGGAAAGCATATAGCCCCACATCTGGAGAAAGCCGCCAGGCAAGCCGACTACGCAATTATCAAGCTGTCCGGTACGCAGGCCGAAGGTGTTGAAGGTGTTCGTAAGACAATTATCAGAAAGTTGGAGACAACATCCCTTAAAGGAGCAATTGTCATCAACTCGGACGGTAGCCTGTTATGTGAGGAATATAAAAACACAATCGGCGATTAAACGGTAAAATACCGCATAACCGCCGAAGGCTCAGTCGGCACGCATGCCTACTGGTACAAAAGTACAAATAATATTCTAATAAACAATCAAATACGCATTTTTTTATGAAACAACTATATAAATCCATACAGCAACTATTCCGTCAGCCTGAAACCGTTGAAACATTTACAGCATTAAACCTTTATGCCCCTGCATTTATAGACCTGTATAATGGACAGCCTGAATCACCGGATGATTTTGAATTTGCCACCCCCGCTTTATTTATCGACTACTCTATAGATTGGGAGAAAGCCGGAACCATGCGCAAAGGACAGCTTACACTTGAAGTGCATGTGCTGACCGACCCGACACCCGAAACAGATAGTCTGGCAGATTCTCCCGATGGCTTAGAGAAGATAGATTACTACGAAACGGTCAGTAATCTTCTTGAAGATCTTTCCACCTGTGAGACTTCCGCACTTACCCTCAAAGGAGAACGCCCGGTTTCGACCGATTACTTTAACTACCATCTGCTTACTTTCTCCTGTACAATTTCTAGACGTCGTACAGATGTTTCGCTTGAAGGAAAAATAGATAATATCATCGTAAAACAAAAAAAATATATTATTGATAAATAGACAAAATATCATTTAAACTATTGCAGATATTTTGTTTTAAATTCTATAAATGTCATAATAGATAAATTTTTGTGACTAATATTAGCAGCCTCCAACATCGCTTTATCAGAGGTTATAAAAACAACAGGGTCTTTATCTATAGTTAGATTCGTAACATTAAACATTAAAAGAATATCCCAAATGTAATTTCTAATTTTTTCATCACTCATACCATTTCGTACTTTGATAATTACCTGTTTGAATAAAGCAATAAATGATGGATATTTTTTTATTATTATTTGTGAGTGGTCCATAAACTTTTCCAAAAACATTATAAGTTCAGGATGAGCAGATAAAAGAGTCTTATATTTCTGATAATCTAATGATTGGCAATTGATTGATAATAAGTGTATTAATTGGCTTGTTTGAGAATCTATTTTATTTTCATTTATCAGTAAAGTGTATGTAGTCCTGATTATATAAGTCGCAAGCATTTGTTCATAGCGATCACTTTTAATATAGTCGCTAAATTTAATATTAAGTGGATTTGTGTTAATATTGTTTATTATCATTTTAATTTGTTCAACAAACGAGTCTTCAACATTATCAACATATTCTTTAATTGTAGCTCCGTTTGTTGAAACGAAGTTTTCTATATTATCAATATTTTTATGTGCAATATCAGTTGCAGCTGACATTAACCTCATATACATCTCCTCTCTTTGCTCTATTCTTTTATTAAACAATTCACGTGCAATAATACATTCTGCAACTGCCATCATTGGAAAATCCTCTAATTTATGCTGGTATTCCATTGTTAATATCAATGCTTTTATTGTGTTGTAAGACACGTAATAATGTTTGTCGTTTTTATCTAAAAGATGATACATTAATTCCATTATAACAATGGGATTGATTAATAACTCAATATTGCTATGCTTCATTTTTTCTGCATTAGATTTTGAGTGATTTTCTATATTTGTATGAGGTATTTCTGCAATATATTCTCTTGCAGCATTTGTATCAAATATTACTTTCATATTAATTTATTCAAATAAATATTTTCTGTTTTTATTGAAATATTGCAAATATACAAAATCGTAATAAGATGTTATCCTAAAATGGAATATTAATTGCAAATTATTTATGTGTTTGCAAGTTCCTTTTTTTCTTTCACAAAAGCTATATAAAGGATTTGGTTATTCTTCTTTACTTGATTTGAATTATTCTTATTCGTGAAGTTCATACAGCTATATCCATCTTCCGGTTCAAACTTATTCAGTGTGACATTTTTATCACTTAAGATATTACTTGCAATGTATATTAAATAAGCAGTTATTTTATAGCCTTTTTGCTCTGAGTAAATGATAATTTACAGTTAGGCAGACTGAGATCGTCTTTTATTATTCATCCATGATTAGTCTTTTTTATGACAGGGGAATTAGCTATGATTATCAGAATATAACGAAATAATAATCTCTATTCACATACCATATTTTGAAATTTATCATGTATATTTGCGAAACTAATCAAACTGATTTTATTATGAAAATAAGGAAAGTTAAATGGGATAATCATCCAATTTTGGGAAATCTAGAATTAGATTTTGTTAATCCTATAACACAACAACCATATGACAATATTTTATTTGCTGGAGAAAATGGAACTGGAAAAACTAGTATATTGAATTCTATTAGTAGTTTTCTAGATGGCTATCCAATAGAATATATTGAATATATCGAATATTTTACAGAAAACCAAATATTAAGAGCTGTTGCACATATTGAGAATGGGACCATTAATTACGAATATGTTGAACAGGGCTTCTATGATGTAATTAAAGTAGATAATGGAGAAAGGTTATTTATAGGATCAGGAAAAAATAAAAGAGGTGGCTCAACTAGTAATCCTTCCGTAGATAACAATCCCTTGAATATTAGATTTTCAGGATGTGTTTTGTCTAAGGCGCGTGCTGATTTTCAAACAAATCCAATAACAGCAACAACTAATAGACAACTAGATGAGGCAAATAAAGATTTAGATAGTGATGAAAATTTTACTTCTTTGAAACAATTGATCATTGATATTGAATCCCAAGACAACTCAGAGTATGCAAAGATCAATAGGGAAGCAGGAAATAATCCGATAGCATGGAATACTTTTTATAATACTTCAAAAGTTTATAGGTTTAAGAATGCATTTAACACTTTCTTTGATAAAATAAAGTATGATAGAGTTATAGATAATAGTAAAGAAAAAACACTCCAATTCTTAAAAAATAATGCTGCTATTACAGTTGATTCTCTTAGTACAGGAGAAAAACAGATTGTTTTCAGAGGAGCATTCCTTTTAAAAAACAATAAAAAACTTAATGGTTCTATTGTGATGATCGATGAGCCGGAATTAAGTATGCATCCTAAGTGGCAAGGCAGAATTTTACAGTACTACAAAACCCTCTTTATTGAAAGTGATGGAACTCAGAAAGCTCAATTATTCTTTGCAACACATTCTGAACATGTTCTAAAAGAGGCTTTAAGTAATAGAAATGAGAATTTAGTCATTATTTTAACTGAAAAAGTTGGCATTATTAAAAGTAAGCGTATTGATGCACCGGCTGTTTTACCAAGCATAACTAATGCGGAAACGAATTATTTAGCATTTGATCTTATTTCTAATGATTATCATATAGAGTTATATGGTTGGTTACAGCAGAAACGACTTTTATACACAGTCACACAATGTGATAGATACATAAAAAGTACACTTCAATATGATGTATCAAAACATGAGAAGATTTCAACTTTTACACGTCGGGATGGAAGTACAACTACTTATTATACTCTTCCTACTTATATTCGAAACTGCATTGATCATCCCAATTCGGGTGCTTCTTTCTCTGATGAAGAATTAAGAACTTCTATTAATTTGTTGATACAGCTTGTGTAATAAGTTAAAAAGCACCCAATGAATTCATTGGGTGCTAAAAATATAGACAAAACTTACTTAGTAACTCTCTTTATATAGAGAAATTAGTTCTGTGCCTGAATGTATTACAAATAATCCTTTTTCTTTTTCATTCTTGCGAATTTCAACTAAAACAGGAATACGTACGTGCTGTTTTCTTATTAAATCTGCTATATCATCTCTCATTTTGTTCAAAATCCTGTCCCCGTCAACCACTTGCATATTTAGACGAGGATTTATGAATTTAGTTACAACTAATTTTAACCACTCTGGCATATCCTCCAGATTAACATTACTTTTATATGCAAGATATTTCACAAGAAATGGTTCTTTGTATTTCCAATTATTCAACCGAAAACATTCTTTTTTTGCCAGTTCACGATCTAATGATTCATATACCTTGGTTCCAGTAGCAATATCCCCGAAATATTTCCAATAATAAACACCCCAAATACTACCTTTTGGTTTGTATGAATATTCAGGCTGATTGCTCATTTTCCTTTTTCGGTTCCACGTAGAACGTTTCATCCTGCACAACCATGACACCGCATTTTGGGAATAATTCCATCACATCTTCCTTGTCTCTGTCAGCCAACAGCTTATCCTTCGCCAGTTCCTCGGTAGTGCGGATGTACTCAGGCAGAAACTCCTTGACCATATTAGTCACCGATGCCCATGTAAATCCCTTCATGTTTTTTAACTTCGGTGTACCTGTGCGAAAACCGAACACCCCATGTGCACTCTCATAACTTTTTCTCTTGGAGAACAGTTCATCCCGCTTCTCTGTAGCAAATGTCTGCATGATCTCAAAGTTACGGTCTTTAATCTCCTGTTGATTTGCCAAATCCTCGGCATACTTTTCACGGATACGGGTCATTTCCATGTCCATTTTACTCTGTATGTTCTGTACTTTTGCGTCCGCTTTCGCAAATTCAGCGAATGCCACCTCCGCCTGTTCTGATGAAATACCAGATACTACTACTTTTTTTACTCTCGACTTTGCCATAATTTTACTTTTAAATGGTTTATAATTGATTCGAAATCTTATTCACTAAATATATTCAGCTGTTTTGCAGCCGCTTCTTTTTCCAGCCGCATCTTTTCCTCCAGTTCCCTCAGTTCCCGCATTGCCGGAATAGCCAGGTAGTTATAGAAAGTCGTCCGGCCGATCTTATAAGTTGGGTAAATATGATTCTGATAGATATACTTGTCAGTGCACCCATGCGCATGATGCGCTGTGTATATGTCCTGTATATCCTTCACCCGAAGCAGAAAATTACGTCTGTTATATTTACCTTTACTCATGATATTACTTTTGCGTCATTCATTAAATGAGCCATTTCCGGCACCGCCCCGGAAAGTCAGCTCCGCTCACACGGTCTGCCATGGCATAGTCATTTCGGAAGAACCACCGAGAGGCATCCCCGCTTTATAACCTTCCTCTCACCTTCCTCCTTAATATCTTCACATATTTTCCCCGCTTTTTCAGCAACTTTCTGCATACGGAGGAACTCATTGTACACTCGTCGCATCTGTGCCTCCGTCATCGCGTTAAAATCATCCACACCAGCTGCCCGGCACGCTGTTGATATGATCTTTTGCATTCGCTCCCTGCGTGGAATTCCAATATAAAGCCCTACCTTATCAAAATATCCGGCAACCGAAGCGATAACCCGTTTTCTCATGCGATCTGCTCTCTGATCGTCATCTTCGCCTGCTGTCGCTTTCCTCATGTCCTCAATCATTCGTTTGTACACTTTCGGAGCGCGTTCGTGCAGTTCACTCAACGATTCTCCACCGGAATACTGCCTCACAATGTCGTCCTTGGTAACTCCCGGCATCTTAGTCAGGAGCGCAAAAAACAAATCAAACTTTCCATTCATATTTTTACATGTTTTACAGGTATAACTTCTTTATGCAACCTCGCCTCCTTTATAGTATCCACGATGGAAGCCGCCAGTCGAGTATCCCTCAGTTCGACCACCACCCAATCATCAGTCTTTGCAGGATTCACCAGTATTATACCGGGACGTTCGTAGGAGCACCACAGTGCGAATACCGTACTCAAACACCATGCAGGCATTCCGATTTGAAACAAATCATCTGTCTCATATAAAACCCCGCTCATACTTCTGATTTATTTCCGATTTCTTGTCTCTTTTGATGAATCATCTTCTGAATGGCAATCTCATTTCTAATCGCTCTCACCCCATTGGTAGCAAGGCTTTTTTCTATGATCCCTTCCCGCTTGTCAGTTAATTCTTCCGGAAGATTCGCGTCTACTATCGCTTCTATTTCTTTACGCAACTCCTGTTCGAACACTCCTTTGCGGTTATCGTAGTTTAATCTGGTAATACGGTCATTGAATCTACTCCAAAATTCCGCATAGCTACGTTTGCTAGTTCTTCTTCCCTCCTGTAGTCTCTTTTGTAGATTGTCGGCTCCTATAAAATAGCATCCCAGTGCCATTTGATTACCTAAATTTGCTTTATTATACAACCCCTTCATCAATGATATTACAGCCTCTGCACAATCTCCGAACTCATCCAGTATTAGTAAAGGTTTATACAAGAGCAGTAGTTCATTGGTTACATCACGCCATAGGTGGTCTATCCCTCCAGTTTTCGCCAACCCGAATACCCCAGCCAAATGTCTCACAAAATCGCTTTTAGTCGAATACTCCGAGCAATCAATGTATATCACATTCATATTCTCGCGTTCGTACTCTCTAGCCGCATAACTTTTCCCAATTCCCGCACGATCGCAAAGCACCTGCCATATTCCATACTCCTGACACTTTCTTAAATGCGTTTGTATGGATAAAAAAGCCTTTGTATTAACCGTTTCCCATGTCTGATCTTCCATGCAACGATAATGACGTGCAAGAATTAACCATGATGAATCTTTGATAACAGAATAATTTCGATCATCCTGAAATTTGATTTGCGACAATACGGATTTGTCGAATTTTATTCCATGCCGTAAGGCTATTCTTCTTGCAAACTCTGCCTGCGATACTCCAAGCTTTTTCAGTTCATGAAATAAATAGAATACTACCTTGTCTTTGATCTTTTTTGTAATTTCCATTTTTATATATGTTTAAAATTCAACTTTTTAAATATCATTCAAAATGCTAGCTATTCAGCAATGCTTCCATCTCAATCTCTTCCCGGCTTTTCTCTACGATACCGTTCCGCCTGTCTTCTACTTGGTTTTCCCTGATATTCTCCGTTGTCTTTGGAGTATCCCACCAACCGAATCCATAACCGTCCGTTCCGGTAGCCCTGAATCCTGTTTGCTCAACAATTTCCCTTTGTCGTTCCATTTCCGTTTTTGAGCTTTCGTAGCAGTTTTTCTGCTGTTCGATGAAGTAATGAACCTTGCTCATCTCACCCGGCTTAGTTTTCATGTCAGCCACACAAGCTGCAAATTTCTCTTTTTCGTATGCGTCTGCTATCTTCTTACCATTCCGATCACGCAGTTCAATCCATTCCGGTCTGTCTGCACGCAGATTCACAAACACCTTAAAAGTGTGTCCCAAGTGCTCCCTGCTAAACTCAAAGTCCATAGCGGAACTTTCATTATCCGGTACGATAAACTTCATCTTCTCACCGCGTATGGACACCTCAATACCCTTTTGTCTGTATTCATATTCCCCGAAAGGATGCTGCTGATTCTTCAATTCCACTAAGAATAGACTCAGCTTTTCAAAATAGTTCAACTGAACACGTCCTTCATAAACTTCTGTATATCGTTCTATCTTCGATTTGCCAATGAATGCACCAAAAGCATCCCGACCTTCACCGCGGTTATTCCAAGCATCTACCCCCGCTTTAAACTCCGCGAGTACCTGTTCCTCTGTTGGTAACTTATCCGTGAATTCCAGGTTCTTAGACAGCTCCTTCAACAATTCCGGATTTGCTGTACTATTATTGCTTTTTACAGTGATATTACCACCTTTAAAGTTCTTGAATTTGCGTAATTCTCTTTGTTGGAAATGACCGATCACAAGCTCAACACTCTTTGACCGTCCTGAGTATGGGGTACAAGGGAAATTCACATGAGACATATTATCAATCAAAGCTCTCACCGTTGTTGAAATATTAGCGGAGCTATTATCATAATTCATTTGATAAGGTTTATAACCCCATGTATCTACTGTATTTTTCAAGGCTTCAATTACCATACCGGAACTTTCACTGAATGCTACACTGTATCCGATGATCGCATTTGTACAAGCGTCTGTAACGAAGTATGCGTACAAATCACTCATGATCTTCCATCTTTCCACACCTCTCGAATCCTTTATCCGTTTCTTGTAATACAACTGCATCGTAGTTCCATCCAGCGACCAAAGCAAATCCGGTTTACTAACAGGCTCCCGGTCTATCAGCGGTTGTGTATCTGCATCACCCACCAGCTTTCCATGTCTCATATAATACCACACCTTTTTGTGTTTAGGTGTGTTTAAATGCTGTTTAATTGCCGAAACTGTCATGCGTGGAAGTCCAAGGTCTTCCGCTTGCTCATTGTAATACATTCCAATATCCTCAAAACTATATTTCACCTGTTCTGAGGCTAATTGCATTAATATAGCATGAGTATGCCCGTTCATTTTTTCACGGTTTACGTTTCCAAAATATCCGCCAACTAGGCAATCCAATCCAAATTTGGTATATTCGCGGGCCTTCCGGTCCAATACCCTTTCGCTGTTGATTGGCTTCGGAAACTTCACAAACCCCTTCATCTGTTCGTTTAAACACTGTTTAAACAGTTCTGACTGTATTTCTCTTACTGATGTGAAGCCGTATTTTCTGGCCGTTTTTACATCCATCCGGCGCCATAATCTCAACCACCCGGCTGCACGCGCAATTCTTTGCACGTCAGCAGGAATAAACAACTGCATTGCAGTAAGACACGTCAAATCATCCACACTAATCTCCACCATTGTACGCAAACTTCTCTTTACTGATTCCAACTTGCTGTTCAACTCCTCTGACTTTTTGTTCTCAGTCCACAAATGGGCGTCAACGTTTCCGCAAAGTACCTTGTCGATCAAGGTGCGGTATTTGTCTTTCAGACCGTCATAGTGAACGAACACTTCACGGCCTTCCTTGTGGTGAGGCCAGCAGTAGACTAACCCGCTACGCTGGTGATTGAATACTTTCCATATATATTTTTCGGACACTCCACATTCCACCAATTCAGGGACCGACACGCAGAGCACCCGCTCTCCCGGCTGTGATACCTCGGAGTAGCAATCTGCGTTAAATGGTATGTTTCTGAACTGTGGCATAAATCATCATTTAAAATTTGTTCCATTTCCGATCTGACTCCGGAGCGAACCGTCTGGACGGTTTAATGAAATCTTTCCCTATTCATCCCGAACCGGAAAAGTTTTGCTACTTTTGTAGCTATCTAACTAAAATTTATAATTTATGGACTTTGAAAAAATATTCGTTAGCCTTGATGAAAATCATCGTAGGGCTATCTTTTCCATTATCCTGTGTTCCTTAATTCTCCATTCAGTTTTTTATGTCTCTTCCGATCTTTACCGAGATATTGAATGGTATAGCCAGCTTTTATTTTCTCTAGGAGTTTCTGTTTGTTATGTAGGAACTTTTACCTTCCTGTTTATCTGGTTGATTAAAACTGCCTATATATTTTATCTTTCAGTTCCAGCATTAGCACTTCCTGCTATCTTTGGCTTTTTTATCGCATCTTGGACAGGTGTCTTTGATTTTACATCTTTTGCAGGCGTCTTTGGTTGTTGCTTCATTATTACCCTTTTTTATTTTATCTTCAAGATAATCAAAGAAATGCGCCATAATGCAAGGAAAACAAAAGAAGAAAAGTGTAATGATGAGATTTAAAATCTCATCATTAGTCATATAGGAAAACGAAAACACATCTAGAATCATAACTTTGTTTTTATAAATTGAACTTCATTTTTTAATCTTTCCCTATTCATCCCGAACCAGGAAAGTTTTGCTACATTTGTAGCCAATTATTAACTAACACCCATATTTCTTATGACAAATGAAGAACTAAAGAAGAATATCCAAATGATAACTAACCTCACTAATGAATCAACTGAAAAGCAAGCTGAGTTTTATCGAAATATTCTTGTCGTATCAGCCAGCGTACTGGGTATTTTAATATCTCTCCACACTCAGCAGTCATCCGTCCTATATATCCGTCTGGTATTTGCTCTGTCGGTATTATTACTCTTACTTGGCACCCTATCCATTTCATTATTGCTATTTGACTTATCACTTCTTCCAGAACGAACTCGTCAAGAGTTTTTGACTCAACTTCAAAAGTCAGTATCAGAGGGAAAGGTTCTTGAACCTGTTTATATTCAAAAAAGGAAAAGAACAGTTCTTTGCGAAAAATGGAGCCTAATCTTTTTACTATCTTCATTGTTATCTCTTATTATTTACACTATGCTTTCGCTTTTCGTCAGCTAGTAATACATCGACATAATTTCGTCCGCAAACGATATAAATGAATCATTTTCAAACTCAATATTGCAAGATGGAGACTCGGGGGGAGCATCTTCATTCACCTGGTATCCCCACCTCTTCAATTCCTCCAGTTTGCCAAGTTCTTTCTGGTTTAATGAATCGATTTCAATCCTGATCGTCTTCCGTTTCACATCAATCTCCGCTCCCCGGTTACGCAGATAGGAGCGGAGGTTTGCTTTCTGTTGATTAAACCGTGATTCCATATTTATCCCTCCGAGAATTGACCTAACCGTTCATCTTCTCTGGCTAGCGCAACCAGTTCCTGTGTGTATTCCTCTACGCTCTTGTAGTCCACATCTACACTATAGAGAGGCTTACCGTCCTTTTGAATGTAGGCGATTCCGCTGTTATAATCTGTTGTTACCATGACACGTCCGTGTTTGAATACATGAGTCATCGTTCTTTCCGCAGTATTATGCGTGGTTGTCCATTGATAGTTTTCCATAATTCTAATTATTAGATTCGTTACACATTCTTTTTAATTCTTGAAGAACTTTCATTGCTTTGCTTCCTGCCCGTTTGGGAATTCTGTCTCCGCGAGCAATCTGACCAACGTAAATCACTGTTGTGTCAAACTTCTTAGCGATCTCCTTATAAGGAGTGGTACGCTTTTCTTTTAGTTTTTCGGCTAATTTCATCTTATTCTGAATTTAATTATTACATTTGCGATATTAACGTGATGCAAAGTAAATCTAAATTTCTTAGATTTACAAATATAATCCAAATAATTTAGATGTATGGAAAGTTTTTTTTCTAAGAATATTAGATTGATCCGCGAAATGAAGGGTATTAAACAAGATTCCTTTGAACAGATTGGTATAAAGAAGGGTACTTATTCCAATTATGAAAATGGAAAAACTGAACCCAATCTTGAAACATTGATGTCTATATCTAAGTTTCTTGGACTAGATTTAAACTCTTTGATTTGCGTTGATTTATCTAAAGTCGAAGAAGACGAACTTTTAAATAAACTTAATTTAGCAGAGAATAATGGTAAGGTAAAAGGTAAGGTAAATGGTAAGGTACTTAACGAAAATGGTGCAAATAATACAAATGCAGATATATCCCCTTTACTTGAAAATACGAATAAGGTTATAGATTCCAGTTCTCCTGCCGATTATTTAGAAGGATTAGACTCTCTGAAGAAAGAGGTGAAAGTAAGAATTCAAAATGCTCAGCTTCACATGCCGGATATTTTGTCACAACAAACTAAAACCTCTGTTCCTTTTTATAATCTTCCCGTCAGTGCCGGCATGTTGGGCATGCTAGAATCGGAAGTATTCACAAAAAACACCCCCGATGGTTTTTTGGAGCTCAGTGTATTTAATGGATGCGAGGCAGTATTTCCCATTGTCGGGGTGAGTATGGAGCCTATAATATCGAGTGGTGATTGGATAGGCATAAAGTCGATAGATAACATTTCTCGTAGTTGGGATTTCATTCAAACAGATGTCATATACCTTATTATTACACATGAGGATAGAATGATTAAATTTATAGATAAGGCCACAGACGATGACTTTATAGTGTGCCGTAGCGCCAATGCCAGTCCCTTCAAGGTCTATAAAGGGGATATTCTTAAACTTTATCGTGTAAAAGCCTGCGTAAAGGATTTATAATCGGTTATAAACGCCTTGCTTTTGCCTATTTTGTTAGTTTAACTATATAAAAACTTCCATATAATTATTATTTGGTAGTTTTGCCATATAATAATTATACGGCAATATGACAAAAGTAATACACGTACATCTTATATTTAAAAAAGAGAATCATTATTTCGGTAGCATCTCCGCTATATTCGACCACTTAACAGAGGATGAGATAGGAATAAAGAAAAACTCTCTTCTTCATGCAGGGCTTTCAGATGGCAAGTCTATCACAACATGCCGTGCTCTCATCATACAATCTCATCTTATTCGCAGCACCAATAAATCTAGTAATTCCTCAACAGATGTTTAA